CAGACTCTTAAATCTGGACCAGATCACCACGAAGGTGCGTGAGATGATCAATATAGGTAATTGATAACCCTAGCAATTAGAATGCGGGCCCCACAGTTTAACTGTGGCTTCCTCCCGGTTGCTTCAACTCTCTGCCTGACCTACCCTGGTCCTATATGAAGACTCCGTTTTACAACGGGTTCCTTCATAGAAGACCACTGCAGGATGAGACAGATCGTCAACTGTAAAGTGACGCTAATAACTTAACCATGATCAACATCATCCATCAAGTGCTTGCTCGGCACAAAGAGCTCCGGCTTCTAACCGGAGTACCGAGCAATACGGCAAAAGTCCTTCTAAAGACTTTTGCCATTACAGCATGATGGTGTGCAATCTGGTATCGCGATGAGCGCCACTGGGACTTTGTAAAACGATGGCTATCCATTCTTTGTGGGTGGATTCGGCATCGAGGTCTCATGTGGACTATTACGCACGTGAAGCATATTCGTAACCTGGTTACGAAGTGGTTCGCGGGCGAAATGGTTCCACCTGGGACTTACTCAGTCCGCCAGAATCGAGATTGTTTCCCGAGTTGCATCTCTTTTATGAAACCGATAGACCGCGCCGATGTAAATCGGATGCGATTTATTCTGACTCTCCTTACTCTTCTACGTTGCGTAGAAGGGCTTGAAGAGCCCGATATTGAGGCGATTACTCGCCCCAGTACGGTTTCTAATAAAGATGCTACAACTGTCGTAAGCAAGCGTTTTATCAAACGTTTTCTTAAGTCAGTGGGTCACAAACCTGGATTCAAGCCGTCATGGTCCGGTCGCTTCCACTTTACGACAAAGATGGGACCAAATGGTCATGCTATGTCGTCGACTGCTGCGGATGCAGTTAGTCTGACAATGCAGGACCAATGGGACCTTCTTTGTCTTGGTGGGAGTGATCTCTTCACACGGTTTCAGGGATACCTTGGAATTGCAAACCGATCACATCCTGGATTTATCCTGGATGTATCGGGTGCAATTCTAAGTGCTACAGCCTGCCGACCTTGGAATAATCCAGTGTCTGCAAAGCTTGTAGCTATCCCTGCACCTGAAGGGAAAACACGAATCATTGCGCAGCTTGATTACTGGTCACAAGAGGCCCTTAAGCCTCTTCATGATTATGTAATGAAGCTGCTTCGTCGGATTCCAAACGACCTGACTTATCGTCAGTCGCGTGGACCGTCAGTAATGACTCGACAACCCGGGCACTCCTTCTGGTCTATTGACCTTAAGAGTGCAACGGATCGTTTTCCGATCATGACGCAGTTTACAGTCCTAGAGACAATGTTCGGTACTGACTTTGCG